ATAGCGAATCCGTCGACGCCCGTCGACAGCGCACCCACAGCGGCCTGCGTGGTGACGAGGGTTCCGTCGACATACAGCCGGATGTTGCTCGCGTCGTAAGTCGCCGCGACATGGTGCGCGACACCGTCGTTGACGGTGCCAGGCGACGCGGCAGTGACAATGCCCGCGCCGCCGCCGAGGGTGATGAACTCGAGCTTGCCCGCGTTGAGACGGAACTGGAACGAGCGGTTCGACTCGTTGTCGCGGTCGATGATGGAGCCGACGCCACCCATGGTCGTCTTGATGACGGCCTCGACCGTGAGCGCCGACACCGTCATCCACGAGGCGTAGGACAGCGGCCCGAGGCGGCCACTCGACCCGTCGAACGACATCGACTTGTCGGAAGGGTCGGACGGGAGGAGGCTAGGCAGGCCCGCCGTGACGCCGCCCGTGATCGAGATGTTGCGCCCGTTGCCAGACGAGTCCGCGGTCGAGGTCAGCGGGCCCGTGTAACTGGGGTCGCCGAGCCGGTAGTACGCCAGCGGGCTGAACGCCAGCACTGAGGTCGCGTAGCCGGTGCCGCTGGTGCGATTCGTCGACAGGGTCGACAGGTCGCTGGCCGTCAGGACCGAACCGATGTAGGCGACGTCGTCGATGACACCGCCGAACGGCTCGGCCGTGCCCGACGTGGAACCAACCGACAGCGGCATAGACGCGTTGTTCATGCCGGCGCGCGACGCGGACCCGTCGAGGGCGCCGTTGACGTACACCTTGACGGTGGTGCCGTCGTACGTGGCGGCAACATCGTAGGTGTTCCCCGCCACGAGGGACGTGACGCCGATGGCATTACCGGGCGCGTTGCCGACGAAGATGTGGCACGAGAGCTTGTTGCCCTCGAGCCGCAGCGTGAACGACGACGTCGTGAACGTGCCACTGACGAAGCCGTCATAGCGCGCGACGATGGTCTGGTTGCCCGTGACCGCGGTCGGCTTGATCGTCGCCATGACGGTGAACGTCGACGCGTCCATCCACGCGGCGTCGGGGACGATGCCCCGCGACCCGCTAGCGAACGAGTGCGCGCCGTCGCTGTCGCCAGAGACGAGCCCCGTAGCAGAGGCCGACGCGGGGCCCGTGTAGGCGCCGTGGCGACCGTTGCCGGACGAGTCCGACATGGCGACGGCGGACTCGCCGAGCCGCCAGTAACCGAGAGGCGAATCCGCCAGCACCTCAGACGAGTAGGTCACAGGTCACTCCCTCGGCTGGTCGGTGTGGATCACGGAGCCTCGGCTCAGGTCGTGATCTTGACGATCCCGTCCGTTGCGTCCTGCGTCAGCGTGAAGTTGTCGTTCGTCGCCGTCACCGTCGTGTTGTTCGCCAGATCCCAGTAGCAGATCACCGGGTTCGTCGCGTCCGTGCCAGGCGTCGCGTCATAGAACACGACATACTTGCCCGACAGTGAGCCGCCCGTCGCGTTCCACGCCGGGATCGTCGCCTTCAAGCGCCACACACCAGACGTCAGCGTCCACGTCACGCCAGTCAGGGTGACCCCGCCAGCCGTGTACCCCGTGCCGGTCGCCTCAGTGCCGGCAGCCTTCACATCCGACACGTACTGGTGACCCGACGCCGACGGCGTATACGCCGACAGCAGCATCGCCTTCAGCGTGTCCGAGTCGATGTCGATCTTCTTCTGAGCCAGCGAGTCAGCGAACTTGTGGTACGGCGCCGCGGCGTAGATGGCAGTCATCGAATCTCCTTGAGGCTTGGAAGCTGTCAGCCGGCGAAGCCGGAGAGCCCGACGCCGATCTTGTCCGGGGTGTAGCCGAAGTCGTCACCCGACGTGAACGACTGAAGGTGCGGGATCACCCAGCCGGCGTCCCCACCAGTCGCCGCCGACATGATGCGGATCTCGTCCACATCCGTCGTCGGAAGATTCTCGAACGCCTGCGAGTCAGAGTTGCCCGCACGCGTCACCGTCGACGACACCGCCACAGCATCCGCGAACGAAATCGGCTGACGCGCATACGAACCGCCCGACACCTCCACGCCAGCCAGGAAGAACGCCACATACCACTGATCCGGCGGAGTCCAATACGTCTTCCCCGTCGCGTGATCCAACAAAAGCAAACGCAGCCACTCAGTCACCGCAGCCTCCTAGGCGTAAGAGTCGTAGAAGGTCACCGACAGCGGCGCAGTGCCCTGATTGGTGACAGAAGTGGACGCCAGACGCGGGATCGACAACCACTCCGACGGGTTATCCACCACACCCGCCAACACCACGCCACCCGACGAACGGACCTGACGCAGCCCAGAATCAAACACCGTGCCCGACGACACCGACGCACGCGACCGCAACACCTGACCCGACACGTCCTGCCGCAACTTCACCGTGCCCGACCCCGTCGCCGTCGCCGTCAGATACGCCGTCGCCGTGCCGTCATTCGTCAACGTCACCGTCGCGCCGGCAGCAACCGACACCGTCTTCGCGGCTCCCGTCTTGTATGGCTGAAGCGCCACTACGGTCAACAGGAAGTCGACCGATCTGCCGACGATGTCCTCAGGCGTGCGGGGCTGCTCAGCCTGCCGCACCAACACCGAACGTGCACCGTTGGCCTGATGGACCGTGACAGTGCCGCTCGCGCCAACGCCAGGCATAACCGCGAGCTGCTCCAACGCCACCCACGCCATCTCCTGGTCCGGCGCATCCACCCACCCAGAGATGCCAAGGACACGCTCACCGTAAGCCTCGTCGAGCAGCACCGTCCCGAACCTGCCGGACGGACGCTGACGGATGGAGGCCACCTCAGGCGACCCCCACCCATCGATGCCCGCGACGTTCCACACGCACCCGTTCACGTCAGGAACGTCGGTGTTGCACTGGATGCCGAACAGGTCGACGCGCATGTCGGCCATTTACCGGCTCCTTCTGAACATGTTGTCGCGGACGCCGCGGCTCACGCCAGCAGCGACCTGCTCCTGAGTGAGACCGCTCGCGTTGATGACGGTGCCGCCGCTCAAGGCCGCGAGTCGCTCATAGTCGATCGACGGGGCCTGAGGCGCCATCCGCGACACGTAACCGCCCTGCGCGAACCGCATCGTGTTCACCGAGTCGAAGAACGACTTGCCGTAACGCGCGACCGCGGCAGCCTTGATGACGTACTCACCATTGGACAGCCACGCCGGGATCGAGTCCGACGTCGTCGTGCCAGGGCCATACACGATACCGCCAGCAGCACGCCTGGTGCCCGTGTGCGAGCCGCCAGCACCACCCACCACGTCGCCGGCATCGAGGCTCGCCCCGATCCGGTTGACGCGCAGGTTGATGACGTACTCGGTCTTGAGCGCCGCGAGTTCGGCCTTCAGCTTCGCGATCTCCGCGTCAGCCTTGGTCTTGTCCGCCTTGAGCTGGGACACGACCTCCTTAGGGATCTTGTCCATCGAACCCTTGAGCTTGTCGACAGAATCGCTGGTCAGCCCGTACCTGTCCGCGAGGTCTTTAGCCGCTTTCTTCGACAGGCCCATCTTCTCGGCGACCTTGATGAAGGACTCGCGGGCCTTGTCCATCTGGCCCTTGACCTTCTCGGTGCTATCACCGTTCTTCAGGTTCGCCTCGGCCGAAGCCAGGGCTGCATCCTTCAGTCCCAGCAGGGACTGCTTGTTCGCGCGGCCCTTCTCGGTGTTGATGTCGAGCGTCCGGCCGTTCTCCTTCGCGGACTTCGCAGCATCGTCGAGAGACTGCTGATAAGCAATGGCAGCAGCGTCAGCGTCGCCAGCAGCAGCCTTCACCTCGAGCATCGCCCCGGCGAGCTCTTTCTGGATGTCGCGACCCTTAGCCGCGTCAGTATTGAGTTCCTTCACCTTGGCCCGGTAGTGAGCCATATTGGCGGCGGCCTCTTGAGTCGCACCACCTGTAGCGGCAGTGGCCGACGCGACCTTCTCCTGAACGTCCGCATTAACCTTGGCTATCTCAGTGCCGCGCTCGATGTCGCGACCCATCGACGCGTAGGCGTTGCCGAGAGCCTCAGCGTTGCCCTCGAACGTCGAGTCAGCAGCGGTAGCCGAGATCATGAAGTCGTCGAACTTCGCCTTGAAGGCGGCGACCGCCTCCGGGCCGTTCTCGTAGGCCGCGATCAGGTCAGAGATGCTGACACCGGCCTGCTCGAGCTGCCCCGAGACCTTCGAGTAGTCCTGCTGCGAGAAGTCCTTGAAGAAGTTGTTCAGGGCCAACTCTCGCGTCTGCTTGGTGAACGCGCCCGTCTGCTTCTCGAGAGTGTCCGCGAATGCCTCGCCAGCCTTGCGGGCGTTCTCCTGCGCCTGGAAGTAACCGGCCAGCGCGACCGTCAGGCCCGTGATGGCGAGGCCCCACGGGCCCCCGGCGAGACCCATCAGCGCCGACCCGGCGGTCTTCATCCCGTTCATGGCGCCCGTCACAAGGCCAGCGCCACCAGTGAACGTCTTGAACCCCGCGGACAGGCCCTTGATGCCGCCGCCCGCCCGGCCGGCAGACTCCGCAGCGTAGCCGAGCGCCTCACGCAGCGACTTCAGCGTGTCGAGCGTCAGACCCAAGCCCTTGTTGAGCGGCCCCTGCAACGCGCGGAACGTGACGAGCGCCGCGATTGCGGCCTGCGTCGGACCCGGCAGGGACTCCCACGCGTGCACCGCCGCGAGGACCACGTCCACGCCGCCACGCAACGCCTCCGTGACCTTCGTGAGCGCCGGCAGTAGCGCCTGCCCGAGTTGAGCCTTCGCGTCCTCCCACTGCGCATTCAGGCGCTGCTGCTGCCCCTGGAGCGTGTCCGACTCGGACGCGAACTTGCCCATCGCGTCGGACGACTGCCGGGTGATGATTTCGATACGCGCCTGGGCCTTCGCCTGCTCGAGCGCGGCGCCCGTCAGCTTGTTCAGGCCCTTCTTCATGAGTTCGGCCTGCACGGCGGTTTCGTTGAGGCTGATGCCGTACCGTTCGATCGGGTCCGACTCGCCACGCATCGCGGCATTCAGGGCCTCGACCGCATCCTTCGCCGATCCGCCGTAGGTGGCCGACAGGTCAGCGCCGATCTTGACGAGGTCCAGAGACTTCTGCGCGAAGTCCTCCAGCCCCTTGTTCTTCAGCATCGCGCCCGTCACGGTGATGAGTTCGTTGAACTCGTTCCGCGACAGACCGACGGACTCCGCAGCCGTCTTCCCGAACGCGTGGATCTGGTCAGCGGACTGCTTGAACACCGCGTCGACACCGCCGACGGACTGCTCGAGGTCACCAGCAGCCTTCACCGCGTCGCCCAGGAACTCGACGACAGCGGTGCCGGCCAGCGCCCCGCCCGCGACCGCAAGGCCCTTGACGGCACCTGTCGCCTTGCTGAAGCCGCCCTCGAGCCCCTTGGACTTGGCCGACACTTGGTCGATGTCCCCGCCGAGCTTCCGCGTCGCAGCCGACGCCGCAGTCATGCCCTTCGCGTACGGGGCAGTCTGGGCGACCAGGGTGACCTTGACAGTCTTATCGGAACCGGCCACGGCTGGCCTCCTGTCTGAGACGCTAGGGGCATGAAACGGACAGGGGCGTCCTTGCTTGTGCTGCTCGCCGCGTCGATGCTCACCGGGTGCGGCGGAAAGCCCGAAGGGTGCGTGACACTCACGCCGGACGTGGCGCAAGCCATCGTCAACGGCGCGAAGGGCGACCTGCGCATCAGCGCAAACACCGGACGAGCGATCAAGGCAGACAGCGGCGTGTACTACGCCGCGTACCGGATCACCGCGGCCGGCTCCGATGAGACTGGCGTGTGGGCGCTTAGCGAGATCGCGCCGCCCGGCTCGATCCGGTCAGTCGACGGCTTCGCGCAGCAGTTCACGACATGGCCCGTGCTGCCAGGAGCCAACGGTTCGGCGACGGCCAGCGCCGCGACCGCCTGCCTCGACTAGTCGACGTACTCCGAATGGAAGTGGTACGCCTGAGCGTGGTGCAGGTCTTCCGGCTGCATGTCCTTCAACGTCTCGATCGCGTTGCACGACTCGCACTTGACCCGCTGCGGACGCCACTTCGACTTCGGGTCGTGCGCCAACCATCGCGGCTGGCCACATCCCGGACACCGCGACCAATCCAGCATCTTCGCCGCCTGAGCGAGCGCCCAGTCCCTCGGAGACCACGCGTCACCCGGCAGGCTCAACCCGCGCGCCACAGACAGGGACAACCCCATCTCGGTAGCCGCGGCGACCTCTTGGGCTACTTCGCGGTTCCGAGGATGTGCGAGGCAGCGAACGAGAAAGGGACAGACCAGTCCCGCCGATACACCTTGTCCGACGCGTCCTTGATCGACGCCTCGTACAGCACCTCACCGAGCCGGTCACGCAACTGCTTGAAATCGGCCCACGCGAGCCGGTCGGGGAACTCGCGGCCCTGCGCGTCCTTCACCCGGACGCACGACGCGGCGGTCAGGCGCAGGTCGAACTCGTCCTCGTCCTGACGGCCGGCCATCGCCTTGCGGACGCCGTCGATGTCGTCCTTCGTCGGCGCCTCGAACTCGAACGTCAGCGCCGACGCCGCGAGCCGCTCACGCAGCTCCTCGACCTCGCGGGCCTTCTCCTTCAACGGTGACGCGGCACCCATGCGGCGCGGAGTCGCATCCTCTTCGGCGATGCGGGAGAGCTCAGCCTCTGCGGCCTCGATCTGCGCCCGCAATCCCTGATTCAGCGGCACCGTCACCGTCGCGAACGGACGCGACGCCTCAGCGAGTAGAGAGCGGAGGTCAGGGACGTCCGGCTCGATCTGGTCAGACACGGGAACTCCTTGGCTGATGGCTGAGTGGCTGAGAGACGGGCGCGCGCCTCAGCCAAAGCGCGCGCCCGCCGACTAGGGGTCAGGCGACGAGCGCGACGTCGTCCTGAACCTCGCCGCTGACAGACAGCGACGCCTTGAACTGGAGCTCGTTGTCGTCCTCCGGGGTCACCTTCACCCGCGACCCGACCTCGACCGGGTACACGTCGACCAGGTCACCAGCGGTCCACGGCGTGTCCACGTGGACACCCCAACGGGCCACGAGGAAACCCGTAGCGCCCGGCTCCAGAGCCGCGTACGCCTTCGACACCGCCGAAGACAGATCCTGCGGGTCGTACACGCCGAACAGGTCCGCGATGGTGCGCGTCACCTGGCCGTTGCGCTCACGAGCCTGACGCGAACACATGCGACGCAGCGACACCCGGTCGACCGACGCGTCAGGCGAGAAGTTCTGCGTCAGCAGGCACTCCAACGCGACACTACCGGCGGCGTTGATCTCCGTCGCGAGGCTCGGGGCAGCGGTGTCCGCGATCGCGGGCACCCACTTCAGGGAGACGTTCTCGTTCGAGGAGACGCCATCAAGAACAGTAGGCATTAGCCCTCCTAGGAGGCTTCATGCGAGGCGTCAGCCTCGGGAGTGGACTTGGTCTTGGCTGATGCCGCGCCGAAATTGACGCGGGGCTTATCGGGCAGCACGCGCTGGTCACGGCCGCGCGCCGGCTTGTCGAGCACCTTGTAACCGGCAGTCTCAGCGACCACCTCCGGAACCGACTTCTCGGTACCGTTCTCCAGGCGCACACGGACGAACTTCTGGGCCATGAGGACTCCTGAGTCAGAGGAACGTTCGGCGGCTGAACTGCTCCACCGCATAGAAAGTGGTGGCATCGAGCGAGTCGTCACGCTGCGGCGCCTGCGACGTCTCAGCGCGGAACGACCACGTCCCGTCCGGGCGGTAGTTCCGCAGCGCCTCACGGGCCTTCTGCGCGCCCCACGCCGCCTCACGCGCCGCAACCTCAGGCTTCGCATTCCGCGACACCGACGTCACCCACACGAAAGGCTCGCCAAGGTTCACGGTGCCGCCCATCCGGGCCGACTCCTCAGAACCCGGAGAACCCGACACCAGCAGGTACCGTGCCGGCAGCGTTCCGTCAGGAACCGCGTACGAGAACACCGTCCGCGACGGAACCTGCTCAGTCAGACGCGCCGCAGCCTCATCGACGGCAGTCATAGCGCCTCCGCAGCGGCTCGAGCGACGTACTGCATGAACCGCGGCACCTCATCCGTCAACGGCGGCACGATGTTCACCACCGGGGACGTCCGCGACGTGCCGAACACCGCAATGTTCTCGAGGTGACCCTGACCCGTCGGATGCAACCAGCCGGCATTGACAGTGACGCTCAGCGGCGCGACATCGATCTCGTACTCGATCGACGCAGGAAGGCGAGGCAAGCCCTTGTGACCTGACGCCGCCTTACGCAGCGACCGCTTCATGTTCACGCCGGCCTTGTTCGCGGTCGGAACCAGGGCCGGGATCACCCTCGCGGGCGCCGCCAACAGGTCCGCCGCCAGCGCCTCCAGCTCGGACGCGTCGATCAACCTAGCCATCGCGAGACACCACCTTGCATGGCAGCCTGCGGGCCGTTGAGTCCGTCTGGTAGTGCCCGGCCTGAACCGTCAGCACCCACCCGACCCGCGCCGGCTCCTCAGCCGACGCCGTAATCGTGATGACATGACCGGGTCCGATCATGTCCGTGCCAGCGACAGGCAGAGACACAACCGCGTGATCCACAGTCCACACAGCAGCGCCCGGATCAACCTGCCCGCCAGTGGGAGAGGGCTGCCGCACCCGGCACTTGCCCTCGTACACAGTCGTCTCGGTCGCGTCCGTGTAGGTGCCCGTGCCGTCATCCCACGTGCCAGCAGCGCTGGCCGCGATGACGCACGTGTCGCGCATCATCGACTCCGCCTGCGCCCGCAACTCGGGGAGGACGGCCGCGATGTCGTCGCCCAGGCTCACGGGACCGGCCCCGTCTCAGTGGTCGAAACCCACACGTAATCGGTGCCGTAAGTGCCGACCGCGCCAGCAGTCGCCGGCATCGTGTCGACCTCGAACGCCTTGCCGCGGGGACGAGCAGGAGACAGAAGATCCCACCACTCGTCGAGGATCGCGACCCGGCCCCGCGACGCCTGATACGTCCGCGACAGCGAGCCGTCATCGACCGACGTCGTAACCTGCGTCGCGCCATCCGGCCGGCGCGCCTGCAACACGACAGCCTCACGGACCACATAGTCAAGCTTCGCCTGATCCAGCAACGTCAGGTCACCCAAACGAGCCTCGATCAGCAGCCGCGCGTCATCGATCCACATCGACCGCTGCGCGAACTGCGGCGAGTCAGAGGCGGGAGCGTTCACGCCGAGCGCCACCGCAATCATCTCGGGAGTCACAGCCATGACCGCTCCCGCCTCCTTCTCAACTGGACTTCTTCGTCGACCGACGCGGCGCAGACTTCTTGGCCGGCGCCTTCGGTGCGGGCTTCACGTAACCGGCGGCCAGCCAGAAGTCCACGGACGCGTCGTCCGTACGGACCTCATGGCCGGTCGCCGGGTTCGTCAGCCGGATCACGGCGTGTCGACGACGCCGTCGGTGATGCGGACGAAGTGGTTGACGTCACGCACGATGAAGCCGATCTCGATCTCCGCGCGGACAGCGAACATGTTCCGCTGCCACAGGTTGACCTGCGTGCCACCGTCGTTGACGGTCGCCTGGTCGGAGATGTCGATCTGGACGCCCTCGACGGTGCCGTAGATCGCCGAGTTGGCGAAGTCACCAGCGATGGCGACGTCGTCACCGACGGTCGTGGAAGCCTTCAGCGCGCGGCGGGTCCTGTAGACCGGCGCGCCGAGGAGCTGCCCGACAACGTTGTCCGTGTTCGGGTTGTTCGTGAACAGCGGACGGCCGAAGCCGTCGACCGAGGACAGCAGCGTCGACTGGAAAGCCGGCGAGGCGAGCCACGCCGACAGGTCGCCACCGGCGGCAGCGATCGCGGAGAACACGGCGACGAGGTCGGCGTACGTGTTCGTGCCGTCGACCGTGAGAGCCGGCGCACCCGACAGGACGTCGAAGTTCGAGCCGGGAGCGGTGCCCGCGAGGACGGTCGTGTCGAACTTCTTCGCGAGAGCGTTCGGGAGCCGACGGACGAGCTCGCCGTAGAGGGTCGGCAGGTCGCGACGGAACTCCATGGAGAACGTCTCGATGACGGCCAGCTTGTACGGCGTCATCGACTTGTTGCTCAGCGTCGCGTGCGAGACCGGCTTCTCAGCCGACTCGGCCACCCAGTCAGCAGCCGAGTCGCCCGTGATGAGCGGAACGGTGATGCCAGAGCCGGGAAGAGCGATCTGACGGGAGGCAGCCATGACGGCGGACGCCTCCTGCGTGCTACCCCAGATCTCCGAAGAGACCTGAGCGGGAAGCACGACACCCGAGGTGCCGCGCTTGAGGTCGCCAGCAGCCATGCCGGATACCTACCTTTCAGGATTGTTTCAGCGTGTGAAGTGCGGCTCGATCGCCGCAGCGAAAAGGTCCGCATTGGAAGCGGACCCAGCGCCCGAACGCCCCTGGTTGGGGTCGGGCTTGGGGGAGCGGGGCTTGCTTGCGTCGCCCAGATCCTTGAGGAGTTCGTCCGCGTCGGCCTCCAGCTCCTCGCGGGTGCTACCCACGAGCCTCTTGGCCTGCGTGAGCGTGAGCCCCTTGGTGAGGGCCACCTCTGCGCGGTCAGCGCGAGCCTCGGCGCTCGTCGCGCGCGTCTCCGCGGCGGTGATGCGCTCGGCCGACTTCTCAGCCTCCGACTTGCTCTGCTGGTCGATCTCGTCGAACTTCGCAGCCTTAGCCTTCAGGTCGTTGTAGTCACCGAACTTGGAGCGCTCACGCGCGATCCGCTCGGCGATGATCCTGTTCAGCTCTTCCTGCGACCCGGGCGGCGTCCAACCGTTGCCACCCTCGTTCGACTGCTCAGGCGCAGTGCTCTCCTCGGACATGCTTCCTCCATCGAGCCGCGCATTGACCGCTGCGCGTAGGCGTAGCCCCGGACTCGGGGAAGATCAGTCGCCGTAGTTCTCGGCGAGGTAGCGGCGCAGAGTTTCCTTCTGCGCTGGAGAGCGCCGCTTCTGCGACGCCACGTACTGCATGACGCTCGCCTCCTGGCTGGGCTGCCCCCGGAACACGGGCGCCGCAGTGCAGCCACAATGCGGATGCGACGCGAACCGGGCCGAGTCATGCGCGTACACCGCGCCACGGTCGGCCAGCATCCGACAGAACGAACACCCGCCCGACGACACGCGCCGCCACCCGACCGACTCGACGTCCCGGCGACGGTTCGTCGTGATCGTGTCCCGATACGGGCGCGCAGCCTCGAACTGCACCACCTCAGCGAGCCGCTGCTGGGGCGTCACATCCAGAGCCTCGAACAACGGCTGAACAGCCCAAGCGACACCGTTGCGGATCTTCTCCACCCGGTCAGCGACGACCGGCTCAGCGACGAAACGACCCCGCGCGCCGGCCCGGTCACGCTCGTCGTCGTAGAAGTCCGCAGCGAGCGCCGACGACCCGTCCGAGTAGTACGCGATCACCGACGGGACGGCGTCCAACAGTGCCGCGCGCTGCTGCTCAGCGGGGCCCGACAATGACCCCAGGAAACGGACCACCGCGTCCACGGCAGCACCGGTCAGCAGAGACAGAGCCGCCCGAGACTCACTGGCCGTTGGCATTCGGAACCACCGGCTGCTGTCCCGTCACCGCCGCAACGACCGCGCGGCCGGCTGCGCGACGCTTGTCCGCCTCGACCTGACGCTGCTCGGCAGGGGTCAGCCCGACACGGTCATACGTGACCGACGAGTCAATCGGAAGAATGCCAGCACCCGTCAGCTTCGTAGCCTCGTCAGCAGCCGCCGCACGCGTCGGCGTCGCAGCGTCACGCCACTTCGTCGTCATCGACGCGTCAAACGCGTCAGGGACAGCCCCGTCACGCACCAGCAACGCCAGACGCCCAACCTCAAGCCATGCACGCCCGAACGCGACCTGCCGACGCTCAGCACGCTTGATGAGGCGCGCCTCACCAGCGCGGATAGCATCAGCCGACGCCGGGTTGTCAGTCTGGAACCCCAGGTAAGCCGGCGGAATGCCAGCCTCGGCAGCCAGCAGCGTCGCGTACCCCTTCACCTGGTCGATGTACGGGGCAGGACTCGACGGGTCGAACTGCAACACCTTCGGCTCGGCCATGCCCTCCTCATTCGGAGGGATGTTCCACACGCGGCCCTGAATCGACGTCCACGGCGACACAGGGTTTCCCTGCTCGTCCTCGAACATCGAGTCATCCACGTTCAAACCGATGCGCTGCGGAGCGTTGTAGAACTCACGGTTCACCTCAAGCCCCAGCAGCGTCCGAGCCGCAGCGTCCGTGTAGTACCGAACCGCCTTCGTTATCTCGGAACGGCCCGTCTCACGCGACCCGCGCACACGATTCGGCATCATCGCCACCGGAACCCGGCCGAGCTGGTGCTGATCGCGCGAAGACGCCGACCACAGCCCGTTCTGACGCACAAAGACAGACGTCGAATCCGGCTGATACAGCGTCACCTCGACGACCTGGCCGTCCTCCTCGACGATCGAGATCGCCGCAGACAGGCGCCGCGTCCGCCGGTCATACACA